AGAGAGAAGAGGCGGCACGTATAGCAGCACAGCATCTGCGTGCGCCTTCCCTGGCTTTTGGGCACTCTGTGTGACCGAAGTGGGGATGCTCCACGGGCGGGTAACCGTCCTGTATCACGTTCAGTGACATTCAGCCTCCAGGCGGGGCGTGTTCAGCCGACCCAGGAGGTCGAAATGACAGCGAGAACGACCCCTTTAGGGCTTGATGTCGCCGGGAAAACGCTCTGGAAGTCGATCACAAAGACTTACGAGTTGCGGCATGACGAAGCGGTTGTTCTGGAACAAGCGTGCGGCGAGGCAGACATGATCGCCCGGTTGCGTGACGGGATGGTCGGGCAGCCTTTGATCTTGAAGGGGTCGCAGGGCCAGGACGTTATCAACCCGATCGTGTCTGAGTTGCGGCAGCATCGGGCTACGCAGGCGGCGTTGCTGCGGCAGTTGAAGTTGCCGGATGCGGATGCCCCTGGGGCTGTGAATCAGCAGCGGGATGCAGCGAACGCGAAGCACCAGGCGTCCGCGTGGTCGATCGGTGGCGCGTAGCGCTGCCGCGCTGCTCGTCTCGGCCGACGCTGAGTTCAACTCGATCATCCGCTGGTACGAGGACTTGCTGGAGCGCACGTTCCCGCCGGTGGATTTGGAGTGGGAGCCGGTCAAGATCGGCCCGACGTGGCAGTACGACGGCGGCTGGTTGCTTCCTGAGGCGACTTTGGGGTGGCGCGTCCTTGCGTGGTGCGGGGTGTGGCTCCGAGGTAAGCGTGGGAAGCCGTGGCAGTTCACCCCTGAGCAGGCACGGTTCGTGTTGTGGTACTTCGCGGTCGACCCGAACGGGGATTGGCTGTACCACTCGGCTGTCCTGCAGCGGCTGAAAGGCTGGGGTAAGGACCCGATCGCTGCGTGCCTGTCCGCTGCGGGAATGTTCGCCGAGGTGACGTTCGACCATTGGGACGGTGATCGCCCTGTCGGCCGGGAGGAACCGAACGCATGGGTGCAGCTGGTAGCCGTGTCGCAGGATCAGACACAGAACACGATGAAGCTGTTCCCGTCGCTGATTTCACCGGAATCGCGGCGGCATTACGGCATCCAGGTCGGGAAGTTGAACGTGTGGGGGCTGGCTGACACCCGGCAGATTCAAGCGGTCACGAACAACCCGATGTCGATCGAGGGTAAGCGCCCGACGCTGGTCGTGCGGAATGAGACGCAGAACTGGAATTCGTCGAACGGCGGTCACGAGATGGCCGGCGCGATCGACGGTAACGCCGCGAAGTCTGAGGACGGTGCGGCGCGGATGCTCGACATTTGCAATGCGTACCGGCCCGGCGAGGAGTCGGTGGCGCAGTTGGCGCGGGAGGGTTGGGAGCAGACGCAGGGCGAGAACGCGAAGAGGCTCGATTTCGGTTTGCTGTATGACTCGCTGGAGGCCCCGCCTGGCGCGCCGTTGACCGCGGAGGACGCGCCGAGCGTAGTTGCTTCGATCCGCGGTGACGCGGTGTGGTTGTCGCCGAAGCGGATCGTGGCGTCGATCTTGAACCCGTCGAACTCTGATAGCGAGTCCCGGCGAAAGTGGTACAACCAGATCACCGCGACCGCGGATGCGTGGTCGGACCCGAACGCGGTGAAGTTGTGCGCCACCGTTGATTCTTTACAGCCCGGCGATGAGGTTGTGCTGTTCGGTGATGGGTCGAAGTCCGATGACGCGACTGGGATCACCGCTACTCGGGTATCGGACGGATTGACGCAGGTTCTGCACGTGCAGCAGCCGAAAGCCGGGGCGATCGTAGACCGGGGCGCCGTCGATCATGCTGTGGTCCTCGCGATGGGCACGTATGACGTGGTCGGGTTCTGGTTTGACCCCTCGCACGCCAAAGACGACGACGCTGAGGGTGATAACCGCTTCTGGTGGCCGCTGTGCGACGACTGGATGTCCCGCTACGGGAACCGGTTGAAGTTCTGGGCTGTCCAGACCGGTGAGCGCAGGCACGCGGTCGTCTGGGACATGTCCTCACCTGCACGACAGTCGGTGTTCGTCCCGGCAGTGGAGCAGTTGGAGTCCGACATCGCGAACAACCTGTTCCGGTTTCGGGAATCGCACTGGCTGCAAGAGCACCTGATTAACGCGCGGCGCGCACCGGGGAAGTTCGGTGTGTCCATGCAGAAGGAGCACCGCGAGTCACGTCGAAAGATCGACCTCGCGGTGTGTGCAGCCGGCTCTCGAATGCTCTGGCGGCACGTTCAACTTTCCCGGATCGACACGAAGCCCGGTCAAACCAACAAGGCATTCTTCAAATAGGAAGCGGGTGCGTGTTGAAGCCTGACGACGCGCTCGACGCGGCCCGCAACATCTGGGCCGGCCCCCGTGTCCATGAGGCGCACCGGTTGCAGTGGATCGCCGCGGCGGTGAACCCGAAGCGGTCTTACCAAAACTACATCAACCAGCCGTTCACCTCGGTCGGTTTCGGGCACCCGACGGTGGAGATGCCCAACGACGCGCCGCAGGTGATGAAGAACCTGGCGTGGAAGTCGCGCACGAACTTCCTGCCGCTGATCCTGGACGTGTTCTCGCAGGTGATGAAGGTCGACGGCTACATCGAGGCCAACGGTGCCCCATCGACGGTATGGGACCGGGTGTGGCAGCCGAACGGGTTGGACGCCCGCCAGACGGGTATCCACCGGTCAGCGCTGCAGTTCGGCGCGTCCTACGCCTCGATTCTGCCCGGCGACACAGCCCCGGTGATCAAGGGCTTCTCGCCGCTGGAGATGACCGCGGTCTACACGGACCCGACGATTGATGACTGGCCGATGATGGCCCTCGAGCAGCGCGGCCCGTTGATGCGCCTCTACGACGAGACGTCGGTGTACTTCATCGGTGTGGAGAACTACCCCCTGTCCGGGCTTGGGTACTCGCCGCTGCTGATCCCGAACATTCAGGACTGGAAGTACCTGGAGAAGCGGGACCACGGCATGGGGTTCTGCCCGGTGGCGCGGTTCCGGGACCGGATGCTGCTCGAAGGTGAGGAGCAGTGGGGGATTGTCGAGCCGCTGATCGACATTCAGCGGCGGATCGACGAGACGACGTTCGGGATGGTCACCGCCCAGTACTACACGGCGTTCAAGCAGCGGTACGTGACCGGTTGGATTCCGCAGTCGGAGATGGAAGCGCTGAAGGCTCAGGTCGGCGACTTCATGGCGTTCCAGGACGCGAATGTGAAGGTCGGCGAGGTCGGCGGCGCGGACATGGCCCCGTACATCAAGTCGAAAGAGTCGGGCCTGTCTGACCTGGCGGCGATCGCTCAGGTTCCCGCGTCTGCGTTGGGCAATTCGAGCGCGTCGATGCGCAACGTGTCCCCGGAGGCGGTCGCATCGAACGACTCCGGCCAGGACCGCAAGGGGTCAGAGATCAAGACCAGCTTCGGTGAGACGTGGGAGCTGGTGCTGCGGGCCGGGGCGATGGTCGCCGGTGACACGCAGGCGGCGAATGACACCTCGAGCCAGGTCCGGTGGCGGGACATGACCACCACCAGCCCCGGTGCGATCGTGGACGCGTTGGGGAAGATGCAGCAGATGCTGGGAATCCCGGCGGAGATGCTGTGGGAGCGGATTCCGGGCTGGACTGATCAGGACCAGGTTCGGGCGACGGAGATCATCCAGTCCGGCGATTCGCTGGACAAGCTGATGATCACACTTGGTGCGAAGTCGCAGCAGCCCCCGCAGGCTCCCGGTCTTGACCCTGGCCTGGGTCAGTGACCGCACCGGTTGATCTCGCAGCCGAGGTTGCGGCAGTCGACACGGCCGCGAACGGTGCTGCACTGGCAGGGAAAGCCGCTCAGGGGATCATCTCGGCGGCGGCGATGCGGGACGCGGCGAAGCTGTGGCCGTTGCTGGACGCCAAACGGCTCGACGTGACGTTCCCGGCGTGGCTGCAGGCGATGACACTGCTGATCCGCCGTTACCACTCACAGTCATCCCTGGCGTCCGGCGCGACCTACCGGGCCGCCAGGGAGTTGCACACCCAGTCACCGGCGCCGCGGTCGCTGATCCGTATCGCACCGCCGCCGCCTGATCAGTGGGTGTCGAAGGCGCTCGGGTTCTCCGGCCCGGGGATGCTGTCCCGGGACACGGTGAAGCCGAACACGGCCCTGTCGACCACGTTGGGGACGACGGCGCGGATCGTGCAGGACGGCGGCCGGACCACGACGTTGGACACGGTCCACGCTGACCCGGTCGCGGTCGGCTGGTACCGGGTGACCGATGGTCATCCCTGCAGTTTCTGTGCCCTGCTCGCATCCCGGGGCGTGGCGTACAAGAGCGAAAAGACGGCCAGCTTCGAGGCGCACAACCTCTGCGGAGGCACCGCTGCCCCGGCGTTCACGGGCGACCACGAACTGCCCGCCATTTCCACCGACGCTGACCGGGTGTACCGGGATCGGAACCGAATCCTCCGCGATCTCGGGCTGAACCCGAAGGACTACACCGCGCTGCAGGCATTCCGCATCGCGTGGGAGCACCGGCAGCCCGCATAACACTTCCCCGCCCAGGTGGCGGGGTTTGCAACACCATCAACCAGCCCCAGGAGGGCAAACCCATGACCGAACCTCAGTCGAACGCGCCCGAAACCGCGACGGTAGCCCCGGAGGCACCGCAGCAACCCGAGCAGCAGGACGTGAACAGCCT